AACTAGCTAAAAATATAATAGCTTTGCTATTATATTTTAACTAGTGTTTCTGTTATCTTTTTTGCTTCGCAAAAATAGATAAAGAAAAACGAATGCATGTATTTTTACGAGGCTTTTTCATATAAATATGAAAAATTTGGGGTTTTCAACCCCAAACTCACCTTGTAAAATCGACAGCAAAGCTGACGATTTAACCTGCCGCTTTGCGGACAAGGTAAAAAGTATGTAAATGTATGCATTTTACATACTTTTTAAAGGTGCGGTATTATATTTGATGGAGATAAATGGATAACTGAACGAATTGATGTTATATTAGAAGTTTTATTTGAATCAAAAGAAAAAGATTTATTAAAAATATACGAAGAAATTGAATATTTTTTATCGGATGATTCAAAAGATACCATAAAAAATACATTAGACGATCTGAATAAAAAATTAAATCCAAGAAATAAAATCGATATTAGTGCAAAAAAGAAATTGATTGCCCATTTAAAAAAACATTTTTATAATAATCATAATCTTGTTCTAGAAGCCAAAAAACATACTGATAAAGGAATTAAAAATAATAACCACAAAAATAATTTAAAAAATATACTCAAAGAAGGTTACACGATTGAGGATATTGAAAAAAGAATAAATTTAAAAAAAGAAATAGCCATGCATGTATTAAGTGAATTAACTAATGATATGAATAAAATACAATATAAATCATTAATAAATACAATAACCCAAACAACAAATATTAAAATTTTGAGTATTATTATTCAGTTGTTAAACAGATCGTATTGTTTTGGCGATAAAATTGATAATGAAATAATCCAAAATAAAATAAAATATACTGCGCAAATTGATAAAATATTGTTTGATTAAAAAAAATTGAAATTATTTATGTTTTGTTGTTCTATTTGTGTTTTGATTTGTAATTCACATTCAAAAATGTTTCTGCTAATAGGATCTATATCGATGTTTTTTGCATTGGCTAGTTATTTAGTCAGTCAATATTGGAACACGCCTTTGTGGAAAATTAGTTTGGGATACTCGTCAATTATATTATGTGGTTGTTTTTTACTTGTTTGTTTATTATCATATATTAGCAATAAAAAACAAAAAAAAGATCGATCCGGTGAATTAATAATGGTTGGCCTAATGATATTAATATCGGCAGTTCACATTGGAATATATTGGATGATATTATATTGTATTCATTATACAATTAATTATGGTATACCAAAAATATTAGCATTTGGGAATTTTTTATCCTGATTTTGTTTAGTGGAACCATCAATGCAAATACCGGAAATTATGTCATACTATTTAATGGAAAAAAATATGTTGGTAATACCGATATTTTCGCTTACGCTAATTCTTCTAATCGAATTGTATTAAAATAAAAAACTTATTAATTATTTATTAAACAATAAATAAGTTTTAATTAAATACTTGTTCCCAAGCACATTGTCCACAACAACAACTTGTTTTTGGTTTACATATTGGTTCACAAACTGGTTTACATACATATTCACATACCGGCTTGCATACTGGTTCGCAAATTGGTTTACAGCATGCACATTCACATACTGGTTTGCATACTGGTTTGCATTCACATACTGGTTTACAAACGGGTTTGCATACTGGTTTGCATACTGGCTTACAAACTGGTTTACAAACTGGTTTGCATACTGGCACACATTCCTGTTTATATACTAATTTATATTTTGGTTTGCATGTAGGCTCACAAACTGGTTTACAATATGATTTGCACTCATATTTTGGTTTGCTGATTAATTCATATTTTGGTTTATATATTAGTTCACATTTACATTTTGGCTCGCAGCAATTACATTCGCATTCCGGTTTACACACTAATTCATATTCGGGTTTACATACTAATTCGTATTCATATTTGCATACTGGTTCACATTTTGGTTCGCATTTAGGTTTACACTCGTAACATTTGTTACACTCACACTTACAATTCTGACACATTTTCCTAAAATTGGGTACGAAAATATTTTAGCACCAGAGAGATACTATCTGTTTATTTAAAAATATGGTAAACAAAATTTGTCATATTTTTTTTGTACAATCTGAAAAATGTTATTCAAGTAAACAAAGTGAACGTCAAATACAATAATCATTTTTTATAATTATTTAATCTTATAACTCATCTGTATCATCCACAAAAATATGATGTGGAAAAGAGAAAATATGATAATCATCGAATTTATCGCTTGATAGTCTGTTATTATGGCACTGTAAACAGACTCCATTAATTAATCCAATTTGTTCCCTTCCACATATACATTGTATTTGTCCATTTTCTTCTACTTGTTTCATTTCCTCTAATATTTTCTTCACCATTTTTTTGTACCAATTGTCGAACGAATTTGATTTTTTTTTTATACAGTTGTTACATTTAGTATTTGTGTTTGTATCATTGTTACATTTATTGCAAATAAGATCGGATGATTTTCCTATGATATGCCATCCGACTAGTTCTTCCGATAAGCCGTATTCAACCAAAAAACAATCTTGTAGGCATTCATGACCAAATTTTCTCATCAGATATCTGGCATAATTGATACTGGCATAATTGATACTTTCAAATTCCCATCCATACTCCAATTTGTTATCGATGTTGAAATGTTTGATAATAATTGGTGTTTCTGCTGGAATTTCATTCCAAAAAGTTGTGCGTAGATGAGTAATATCATCACGATGCGCCTTATCAAAACGTGTTTGTCCTACTATAGTAAGAACTCCATCTTTACAATATATTTGGTAACCGGGATTTTTTGGCAGAATATTTTTTTTCAATTCGTTTTCAAAATAATCCAAATTGGCGCTCATTTTTTTATGTTTACACCATATACAAGTCTAGTTTTAAATTTTTTCAATGCAAACACCAAGAATATTTTTCTTCAATTTTTTCCTAATCATTTTCGTAGGTGTGACCAAACATAGCATAATATGCATCATCAAACATAGCATAATATGCATCATCAAAATCCATTACTATAATATTATCCTTCGCGCATATTAATTCATTTTTTTGTCAAACCCAATGTTTTATATTTTTTTTTTATCTCCAAACTCAGTATTTTTATTTAAAAATATTATTGTGTATTCATTATCATCATCAAAACTTCTAATCACCATCAAATATTTTTCTTGCAATTATCATTAATACAATAATAATTATATTAATAATATTTGTTTAAATTTATAAAATGTATTATTCATCATTATCTTTCATAATTTTTTTGAATTGTTTTTTTCCCCAAATTATTTGATCATTATCCAAATCAAAAAATTTGGCAATTTCTTCTGCACCACGATAATTATTATTTACTTTGCATGCCTTGAAAACACATGCGGCAATCAGACTCGTTCTATTTTCGCCACGAAAAGTAATTCGTTTACAATCAATTAATCTTTTGTATAAAATTTTGGCAGTATCAACAATTATTTTGGGTATATTATTTTTAGAACAAATTTCGGAAATGTATTCAAAAACAGACCTTAAACTTCTTTCTTTATAAGTAATGGAATTCCATTTTTGTTTTTTTATTATTTTGAATTGATTAATATTTATATTGGTGGGATTCATTTTAATATTAATTATTACTTACATATTTTGTAAAATATGTGTTCGTATTTTCAATTTTTTAATTAAATTTATTTTGTTATTTGGTCAGATTTAAAGTTGGTCATTAACCAATAAATAGATGGCATAATATTACAATGCATGCAATAGCACATATCCTCATGTTTATTTTAATAATATTGCCGATAATTTTTTTTTATTTTTTTTATTTTATAGCACCATTTACATAGAAATCCTTTAACACATTTAGTATTATAGTGTGTACAATGTTGGGATCAACATGTATGTGATTCTCCTCTTTTAGTTGGAAAAGAATCTTTTTTGGTACGAAAACAAACATCACATAACATTTTAAATATTAACTCTCGGAAACTAAATTATTATCATAATATTGCAAAATCAATTTTTCATATTTTTTGAAAGAAGTATTAGTTATAAATATATACTATTTTTTACTATTAACTAGAGAAATAATCAATGTCACAATATTTATTTCAAAAAAAAACATCGGATGAAATTATGGTTGAAAATGCAATTGGGTATCAAAATTATGATGAAATAAGATCAATGATTAATCATAACGATAATTCAGATTTATATTTAGATATGTTAATAGATTACGCTGTCAAAAATAATAATACAAATATTTTGGATTATTTATTAAAAAATTGTAAAAACTATACTAGATGTACCCAAGAAATATTTGATTGCGCGATCGAACAAGGTAGATTATATTTGGTTAAACTTTCTGGAAAAGAAATAAAGTCAAATGATTCTTATGCTTTGGAAATCGTATGCGAAAGAGGATATTTGGATATTTTGCAATATATCATAGAAACGAATCCAAAAATCATGTTTAAACAAAATTATTATGTTTGTTTAGCAAGTCAAAATGGTCATATGCATATTATAAAATTTTTAATTGAAAATGGAGCAAATTTCAAAGCCAAAAACCATCGTGCTCTCTGTTTGGCGCAACAAAATGGGCACAAAGATATAGTTGATTATTTATTGACAATAGGATCAAAATTTCCAACACCCAAAAAAATTATGCAACAAATATAATTAATTGCAACTACAAAAGATTGGCAAATTTGAATTGGACTATAGTGGCAAATTTACCAGTGTGGTAATAAATTTCTATTGTATATTTATTCGATGTCCATAAATTGTTGTCATAATTCCCATCAAATTATTTATAATACTTGTATTCCATGTCAAAATACTTGTAATACTTGTATTCCATACCAAACTAATGTATGTAATCCGTGCAATCAATGTACCGCAACAAATGTTTCTAACCAATGCCAAAATATTTGTCCTGATATTACATATATTACTGGAAGTACTGGTATGATTGTACCCACTGGTGGCACACCAATACCTCCAGGTTCAGGTATTGTACCAGCAAACACTGTTACAGTAATAACAAACTATATTTTAACTCCACCAACAAATATTGGAAATATTACATTAGATAATACTACTGGACGATTTACCATACCTGTTGCCGGATGCTATTTCCTTTCGGGTACACTTTGTTTCACAATAAACATTATGCCTACAATGTTTATTTATAGGGTTAATGTTACAACTAATATTATTGAATTTTTAGCATGCAGTAATAATACCAATAATGTCTTTTTGAATCCAAACACTAATACAAGTGCCAACACAGCATTTTTGACATTAACTCCTCTCACTGGTGCGGGTACCATTGGACAAACATGCGCTACTGTCGCCACCAATGCATGTCTTAATGCAGGTGATCAAATATTCTTTGCTGTTATTCAGTCATCAGGAACAATTTCCACGTCCACGGCAAGTAACCGATTCATTATTAATAAATTATGTAAAACCTGTTAGGTATAATTTTTAAAAAAAAATTGGTGCTACGGCGTGTTCATGATACTGAATGTTACTGTAATATTTTTTCTTTCTGTCATGCTCTTTTTTAATTTTTTCAAATATTTCATTTTTTTTCTGACGAATATATATTTTTTCTTTTTTTGTAAGCTTGTAACATTTTCTGCATTCCTTAAAATTTGAATTCAATGCCCAATCCAAGTGATCAATATTTTTGGTTTTTTTATTGATTCGACACGGTTCATAACAAACGTTGCAATAAAAATCACATTTATTACCCATTAATTTTTTGATAATATTTATTATTATTAATAAATTGTGTTAATTATTATTGAAACAATTTATTTTAAATATTGTTAAGGCAATTTATTTTAAATTCAATTTTTTAATGATAAATATCAAAAAAAAATTAAATAAAAATTGAAAAATATTTCACAATAAGTGCCAATATTAATGTACATATGCAGTATTAGTTTATTAAATTTAATAGAATGTTTTTGATAATAATATCTATTATTGTTGGTTTATTAATGTGTATGAAAATACACAAACCATTCCGCTTTTATTGTTATAGTTTTTTTTTACCTTGGTTGTATGATCACCCATCAATTTCAAAATTATTGGGTATTCGGTATGAAAATGATACAGAATGGAGAACAACAAGAAAAGAATCAAAAGTATATATACCAGGTATCATTGCGCAATTATTGCGTATTTTTATTGGTATGGATTTTATACTCGAAGATCATGTGAGAACTGCTTTTCAAAAATTGCAAATCAAGCACAAACACGATATTAATATGGAAACATATTTTGATCGTTTGGAAAATAAAAAAATAACATTGGAAGAATTTGAAGATTTTCTTTCTAATATTGTTCTCAAAGAAACGAATCGTGTGTTTAATATTATTACTGAAGAACAAGAAAAATATTTATTGATTCATGTAAAAGAATTAAAAAAAATAGTTAGCGCATTAACAATCAGTGCTTGGGATGGAATAAGAACAGCCGTTTTAAAATTTCATCATGTTGTAAAAATGAGTCTTTTGTTGAGAACCGCTCCGAAAGAAACAAGAATTTTATTAATTGCACCCCAATTAGCATTAATACATAATTTTGCTAAAATGGTCATAAATAAAAATGGCGATATGTCAAATATTGAACCATACGATTTCCTAGAACCAGTTTCCAGATTTTTTGTAGCGGAAACTAAATGTGCAGATGGAACAACTGAATTAGTTTTTGTTAATAGAAATTTCGATAAAAAAAATGCTACAAATAATAGGGCATTTGGACCACATGGGCTCCAATGTCCTGGAGCCATATTTACTTTTGGGACAATTCGAGACGTAACAAAGTTTCTCAAAAACTTCTCGATTAAGCTCGATGGCATCCCATTATATACCACTGGAGGTAGATTCAAAAATATTACAAATAAAAATGAAATTTTTTTGACCTTCAAAAAAATTAAAGAATACGCTCCAGAAATTGAAAATTTGCATGATGATCATGAAGATGAAATGAATACACTTGATTAATTTAATATCGAGTATTTGATTATTAATATATATTTATAAGATGTCATTTTCTTTACTGTATCTAATATTAATTATATTTGATAAGTAAAAAATATATATTTAGTGTTTCAGTTTAGTAGTAAACTGAAACACTAATGATAATGACATCTTGTTAATTAATTGATATATCTTTAAATATGTCAATTAATTAATCAACTTTTTTATCTATTTCAAACATTATCACACGTATTATATTTTCGAATCGAACAATTAATTAATCAAACCAAATTAATATTTGTGCAATAAATATATATAAACATATTTAAATGAATAGTTTATCAAAACAGATTAAACAAATCAATGGACCTGTTAATGTTGTAAGATTAGAGGGCAAATTTAACAGTATTACAAAAATTTTGTATGTATTCATGGATTTCCATGTACCAGTTTCATTTGAAACAGTATGTGATAATATTTTTCGAAAAGACATCGAAGAATATTTCGCAGAAAGTTTTTATAATTTAAATTCAACAAATAAAATATACGATTTTTTTTTAGAAACATGGGATATGGAATTCGATAATATAAATTATGGATTGCATTACAAATCAAATAAAAATTACAAAGGAATGTACATTGAAGAAGTAATTAAATTGTTTAGAAAACTCTTTGTTTTTGATCCCAAAAGCAAAAAAGTACGCAGTTCTAAACTTTTTAAAAATATTAGATTGCATTATTTAGACATACGCGTATTTTTTGAAAAATCATTTTATTTCGATTTTTACGATATGATATATTTAGCAAATATGATGCGCATAAATATTTATATTAACACTAGTGATCTTAAAGTAATTATTAATTTTTTAAAGAAATTTGTAGAATATTGTCATTTTATTGAGGATATTATTAATGAAGTTAAATCATCAAATGGAAAGAAAAAACTCAAAAAAATAAACATTATTGAATTCAATAAAAATATTACAAATGAATCCGAAAAAATTCAAAAACAAAAATATTATGAACTCTTTTATTATTTGTTGAATAAAATGTATTGGTCGTATAAATATGATAATGTTAAACAATTCGCTCGTGACGAAATAAATACAATTATAGATAATTTGAGTGATCTTATTACCAGTTCAGAAAATGCCATTCTGAAATTTGAAAACATACTAAATACAATTAATAGTGTAAACGGTGATTTATACAAAGACCCAGCATCTGGTCGATATTTTTACGGACTAACATTAGAGGCAATGCATGAAATGTGCGCAACAGTATATTTAGAACTAAATCGTATTTCCGAAAACTTACGCTATTATTTTATTAATTTTATGGATATTTATTTTATACGCAGATTTTTGGATAATGATTATATTACAAATGCAATCGCATACACTGGTGCAGCACATTCAATAGTTTACATAGATATACTTTGTAAAAAATTTGGTTTTGTAGTAACACACGCGTATTATTCAAAGATACCAGATTTAAAAATATTAAATTCAAAAATTAAAAAAATGGATGATTTAGAAATATTATTTTTTCCTCCAGTACTAGCACAATGTTCGGATATGACAAATTTTCCGGAAAATTTTGCCTGAATAAAAATAAAATTGAATTATTTATTATATAAATTCATATGTCATAATAATAATTATACCAACAATGGAAAATATTTGTCTCGATACAAAAATTATAACCAGATTTCCACCAGAACCAAACGGCTATCTTCATATTGGACATGCCAAAGCAATGTTTATTAATTTTAGCCTAGCCAAAAAAAGCGGTGGCTATTGTTATATGAGATTTGATGATACCAATCCTATCAAAGAAAAACAAGAGTATATTGATTCTATTTTGGAAGACATTAAATGGTTGGGACATGAACCATTTAATGTAACTTATACATCGGACTATTTTGATAAATTGTATTATTATGCCACTGAACTAATCAAAAAAAACAAAGCCTATGTCTGCCAGCTTGATAAAAATACAATGAAAGAACAAAGATGCTGTGGCATTGAATCTCCATATCGAAATAGATCTATCGATGAATCGCTTAAATTATTTAGTGAAATGTCGAAAGGATTACATGATGAAAATTCAATGGTACTACGACTCAAATGTAATATGCAATCAGGTAATCCTAATATGAGGGATTTGGTTGCATATCGAATTTTATTTAAATCACATGCCCGCACCTTTAAAAAATATGTAAATGCATGCATTTCACATACTTTTTATAAGGTGAGTTTGGGGTTTTCGACCCCAAATTTTTCATATTTATATGAAAAAGCCTCGTAAAAATACATGCATACGTTTTTCTTTATCTATTTTTGCGAAGCAAAAAAGATAACAGAAACACTAGTTAAAATATAATAGCAAAGC